TCCCCACTTAAATAGTAATGGTAAATGGAATGGTGGTATTGAATTAGCTATTGTACCCAATCCATCTAATCCATTAGATGATGATGATTATTATCAAGTAGAACATATATGTAAGATGCTCTGTTCAACATTAAACTTCATGGAGACTGAACCATCTTTACGAGATAAAATAAATGATTATGTTGTTAATGTATTTGACAAAGAAGCTGTAGATTCATATACTGAAAAACAACCTATAACAACTTACACAGATAATGTTATATCTGTATCATTTGGAAGAAAAGATAAATGTTAAGACACATGGAGTATATGAAAATGAGAGCAGAGCAAGAAGCTGAAAAATTAAATTCTGATATGGTTAACCATCCACCTCATTACAATAAGGCAGGCATAGAAACCATAGATGCATTAGAAGCAATGCTTACCAATGGTTTTGATTATTATCTACAAGGGAATGTATTTAAATATCTATGGAGATATAGATATAAGAATGGTACAGAAGACCTCAAGAAAGCACAATGGTATCTGAATAAACTTATTGAGGTACATGATGGTAAGAGTTAAAATTATCTGCACTATATCTGTTGACCCAGATGAATATGCAATTCCCGCTGACGGAGATTTAACTGAAGAATTTGAAGATTACATAAGAGAATTTTTCTATGATATAGATGGAACAAAAATAACAAAACTAAAAGTATTGACGGAGACATAAATGTTAAATAATTATTTACCTACAGACTATCAAAATTTCATTGCCCTTTCTCGCTATGCAAGATGGCGAGATAATGAACAAAGAAGAGAAAACTGGGGTGAAACAGTTGATAGATATTTTAATTATATGGAAAACCATTTAAAAAAGAATCATAACTACACAATAACTAAAGCACTAAAAGAAAAACTATCTACACAGATAATGAACTTAGGTGTCATGCCTAGTATGAGAGCATTAATGACATCAGGACCTGCTTTAGATAGATGTCATGTAGGTGGTTATAACTGTAGTTACATACCTGTAGATAGTCCACGTTCCTTTGATGAATGTATGTATATACTTATGTGTGGAACAGGTGTAGGTTTCTCTGTAGAAAGAGAAAATGTAGACAAACTTCCTATTGTTAATGAGCATTTTGAAGACAGCACTACAGTTATAAAGGTTGCTGACTCTAGACCAGGTTGGGCAAAAGCTTTGAGAGAGTTAATTGCTATGTTATATGTAGGTCAGATACCTACAATAGACGTATCTGAAGTAAGACCTGCAGGAGCTAAGTTAAATACTATGGGTGGTAGAGCATCAGGACCTGAACCTTTCCTTAATCTATGTAAGTTTACTATAGATAAGTTTAAAGATGCAAAAGGCAGAAGACTTTATCCTATTGAGTGCCATGATATCATGTGTAAGATTGGACAGGCAGTTGTTGTAGGTGGTGTAAGACGTTCTGCCCTTATCTCTTTGTCTAATTTAAATGATGACCAAATAAGACATTGTAAGTCAGGAGAGTGGTGGGATATACCTGAAGAAAATATAATAAGAAATGGTCAAAGAGGTCAAGCCAATAACTCTGTTGCCTATAGAGATAAACCTAACATAGGAACATTTATGAAAGAATGGTTGTCTCTATATGAATCTAATTCAGGTGAGAGAGGTATCTTCAATAGACAGGCAGCAAAAAACAAAGTCAAAGAAAATGGTAGACGAGATGCTGACCATGAGTTTGGTTGCAATCCTTGTAGTGAAATTATTCTAAGACCTTATCAGTTCTGTAACCTAACTGAAGTTGTTTGTAGAGAAGGTGACACTATAGAATCTCTAAAACAAAAAGTAGAAGTTGCAACAATATTAGGAACACTTCAATCAACACTTACTAACTTTAAATATTTACGTAAGATATGGAAACAGAATACAGAAGAGGAAAGACTGTTAGGAGTTTCTCTTACAGGTATACTTGACTGTCCTTTACTTACACCTCGCAACATTACATTAAAAGATACACTAGAAAATCTAAAGAATGTTGCAGTAGAAACAAATAAAAAGTATGCCAAGATGTTAGGTATACCTCAGTCAACTGCAATTACTTGTGTCAAACCTAGTGGTACAGTTAGTCAGTTGGTTGATAGTGCATCAGGTATTCATGCAAGACATAGTGAATACTACATAAGAACTGTAAGAGCAGGGAACACAGACCCACTCACACAGTTTATGAAAGATGCAGGCATTCCTTCAGAACCTTCTGTAGGTATTGAACACGAAACCACAACTGTGTTTAGCTTTCCTACTAAGTCTCCTGAAGGTGCAATAACTAGAACTGAAATGACTGCTATTGAACAATTAGATTATTGGTTAATCTTTCAGAGACATTGGTGTGAACACAAACCTTCTGTAACTATATCTGTTAAGAAGGATGAGTGGATGGAAGTAGGAGCATGGGTTTATAAAAACTTTGATGAGGTATCAGGCATTTCCTTCCTTCCTTTTTATGACCATGTATATAAGCAAGCACCTTACCAAGATGTAGAAAGAGAAGAATACTTGGAGTTAAAAAATATAATGCCTAAGTCTATTGATTGGTCTAAATTATCAGACTACGAAAAAGAAGATACAACTACAGGCAGTAAAGAGTTTGCTTGTGTTGCAGGTTCGTGTGAGATAGTGGACATAACATAATGGGGAATGAACTTGATTGGTGGCAGTGGTGGTTGTTAATTGCAATCACCATTAACACTTGCATAAACTCAATAGTATTCTTTAAGGGAAGAAAGGTATTCAAGAAAAATAATGTCAACACTAATAGCTAACCTACCTTCAAACAAAGTATGGGTAAGAAAAGAATATCTAAGAGACTTCAAGGATGGTCATGGAGAATTTGTAGAAGGTAACTGGGTGACTGCTAAGTCAATACCTGGAAGAGCCTTCTACTTTGAAACATATCTTCCTAAGTATGGTGCATTGTTTGACAAGCTTCCCATCTCTGCATTCCTGTCCAAGCCTAAGTTACCTGACCCTGATATGCCACTTAACAATTTACAGTTTTGGAATTGTATGGACTATGGTGTAGTCAACATACATAAACAGTTTATCTCCACAATGGACTACGAAATTTTAACACATGACTTTGGAACTGTCAAGGGATTTTATATCTGCACCCTTGATAACTACCATCCCTTTGCAGATGAAATAGACTACAGCACAAGTGAAGTGCCTGAAGAGCATAAGTCTTTTAATTTAATTGAACTTGTGAATGGACAGTATGCTCTCTATCCCAATAACAGAATGAGAGTCTATGATAATTCCCTCACACCTGAAGAACCTTTGAAGCCTGATTTTAAAGTAAGTACAGAGTACTACCAAGTAGAAAACGAAAAGAATAAAAGGCTTGGAGATACTGACGAGTACTTTTATTAAAAAGTCCTTGACTCACTATTCAATATATATTATAATTCCTATAGAAGAAATCTTCTGGTAATGGAAAGGAGTATACTATGTCAGACGATAAGATTAAAAAACTTGAAGAAGAAATAAAATCTAAACAAAAAGAAGTGGAAGACTTAAAGTATGGTGACTTAAAATCTGCATGGAAAGAGTTTGAAGCTGCTTCTGAAATTGCAACTCAAAAATATAATAAGTATAGAGATATTGCAAAAGAAAAGTATGGAGCAACAACTGTCATGCCTAATCACTTTAATTTAATTGACCAATTTTTTAAGTGGTAAAAATGTTTACTAGTAGAAGACCTGTTATATATGTAGGGTATGACCCTAAAGAACATATTGCTTTTGAGGTATTAAAATTTTCAATAGAAAAGTATACCCATAAATATGATATCATTCCCCTTGAACAATCATCCCTACGTTTATCAGGTCTCTACAAAAGAACTTACTTTCTTGATGACCAACATCAGAAGATAGACTCTTCAGACAAGAGACCTTTCAGTAGTGAGTTTACATTTACAAGATTCTTAATACCTTTTATTAATCTTCATAAAGGTCTTGCTATTTTTATGGATTGTGATATGTTGTTAAGAGCAGACATAACAGAAGTCTTTGAAGAGTATGGACAGTTTGATGAGTATGCAGTCTCTGTTGTTAAGCATGAGTACAAGCCTAAAGAAATTTTTAAAATGGACAATCAAATACAGACTAATTATAATAGAAAGAATTGGTCTAGCTTTATACTATGGAACTGCGAACACCCTGCCAACAAAAGACTTACAATCAAGGATGTTAATGAACAGTCAGGTAGATGGCTACATAACTTTAGTTGGCTAGAAGATGAAGAGATAGGTTCTATCCATCCTAAGTGGAACTTCCTAGATGGATGGACTGATGAATCAATAAACCCATGTAATGTACATTTTACTACAGGTGGTCCTTGGTTTGACAGTTGGAAACCAAAGAGACTATGTGATGCTCACTACGCAGGTGAGTGGGATACACTACACAACTCATACAACTCAAGAATATTACCAAAGGAAAATTAATATGTATACATTCGTAACTTCTTTCAGCGAGGAAGGATATAATACCTATGCAAAAGAAATGCTTAAAAGTGTGGCAGAAAAATGGAATCCAAAACATTTTAAACTATATGCTTACTACCATGATTTTGACATTGAAAAGGTTGACCATCCTACTTCTTCTAGCATTGTATATATACATCTTAATGATGTAAAAGAAATGACTGACTATCGTGAGAAGATGAAGAAGCATGATGGTACTGAAGGTGGAACAATGCCTTACAACTGGAGACTAGATGCAGTCAAGTGGTGTCATAAAGTGTATGCCCTAACTGACAGAGCCTTCAAGATGATGGAAGAAAATAAGAACCCTGAAGAACCTCAGTGGTTAGTATGGCTTGATGCAGATACAGTTACTACAAAGAGACTAGATAAATCTGCAGTTGACAAGTGGTTACCTAACAAAGCAAGTCTTGTACATCTAGGAAGAAAAGATGTTGACTACAGCGAAACAAGCTTCATGGGTTTTAACTTACAGTACCATGATGCCTGTTCAATACTTGCAGACCTAAGAGGTTGTTATACAATAGGTGAAACTATTTCGTACAGAGAATGGCATGATGGTTTTATATTTGAAAGACTTCTTAATATCTACAAGGCACATGGTATGGTAGTCAACAATCTATCAGAAAATTGTAAAGGTCTTACTGCCTTCATGCAGTCACCTCTTTCAGAATATTTTATACACTACAAAGGTAATCTAAAAAACAAAAAGAATACTCTTGCACAGGATGTAAAGTTACCTAGATATAGACAGCTTGCAGATATTATAAGACACTACAAACCTAAAACACTTACTGAAGTAGGTACATGGAATGGTGGCAGAGCTATAGAAATGGCACTTGCAGCCTTTGAATACACAGACAGGTTTACATATTTTGGTTTTGATTTGTTTGAAGAAGCAACTGCTCTTACTGATGATATAGAAATGAATAGTAAGAAGCATCATACAATAGAGCTTATTGAAACAAGACTAAATCAATTCAAAGAAAAAATGAAAGAGAAGAATAAAGAATTTATATTTAAGCTTTACAAAGGTGACTCTAAGATTACACTAAAGAAAAATAAGTTAGCTCGTAATGTTGACTTTGCTTTTATAGATGGTGGTCATTCATATGAAACTGTAAAGGCTGACTATAATAATCTAAAGAAAGTTCCTATACTTGTGTTTGATGATTTCTTTTCTGAGGATGAGTTTGGACAGAAGCCTTTAGAAAAAAATATGGGTGTTAATAAATTACTAAAAGAAATAAAAGCATATGGTAAAGTTGTTCTTCCCTCTAATGATAAAGTTCTAGGTGGTGGTAGAACACATATTGCTTTTGTTGCTAACAGTAAGAAGGTAGAAAAACTACCTGATGAAATTACTCGTATGCCTATTGTGGTTACACCTAAAGACTCAAGACCAAAGGATGAAATATTTGTAAACATAAAAGAAAATAAAAAGTTAATTAAAGATTTTAATTGGTTGAAGCATGGTAGAATACATAATGAAACTGCCCTTATTGTTTCAGGTGGTTCAAGCACAGACTTTAACTTACTAAAAAAGAAAGCTAGAGAACCTAACACTAAAATCTTTTGTGTTAAGCACAGCTATCCTAAATTACTAGAACATGGCATCAGTCCTTTTATATGTTCTATACTTGACCCAAGACCTATCACAGGCACAAGTACTCATGGTGTAGTAAGAAAAGATTTATTTAAAAAGATAAACAAGGACACCATCTTTCTTGTAGCTTCTATGACTGACCCTTCAGTTACTAAATACCTTATAAAAAAAGGTGCAAATATTAAAGGTTGGTCTGCCTACTCTGAAGCACTAAGAGATAAGACTGTCAAAGATAAACTTAAAATTGCTAAGGATACAGGCATAGAAGAAGGAGAAACATTGGTATCAGGT